ATAAGAGTGTCGTAAGTTTTCCCGAAATGACGAACGATTGGTATAATCTCTTAATATATTCATCTACCTTTTGAAAGAATGGAATTTCTCGTGCGTTCTCATCTAATCCCCCATAAAGATATGTAAAGGTTATTTTCTTTGCCGTCTCTATGTCACACCCATAAAGGTTTGCAAGGTGTTGGTGAGCCGTTGTACCTTCCGGAAACTCATACCCAACCATTTTCGCAATCAAACGAATGTGATAAGACTCATAGTCAAATTGAATCAATGTACCATGTGGATGACGACTAATAAACATTTCTCTCGTACCATCGGATTTGTTTAATGCAGAGTAGTTGACATTAAGGTGACGATTGGATGGTCTACCCGTTGTTGTGTATGGATTGTATTGTGTGTAGACGATATCATTCTTTCGCAGATATTGCTCGTTAAAGTTAAAACTATCAATAAATTTTTCTCTAACGACTTTTACCCCAGCCCCTTCCAACCTTCCCAATGTATTGATTGCTGATGTATATTTTCTATTCCATTCGTTTCTTGTACTGATGTTTGGGATAGTCTTTAAGATTTCATACCACTTCATTAAAGGTACACAATCATTCAACTCCTTAAAATCGTTTCTATACCCTCTATAAACCGATTCTACGACCTCATTAAAGATAAATGGTTTCCCATTCTCTTCAAAGTATACCCACTCATAATCTAATCCTATGGTGTTTAAATACCTATTGTCTAAAACTAAAGTATTGATATGAACTATTTTGGATATGTCAAACTTGTCTAACTTTTTTGCGTCTATGTGATTGAAATTAATTATACCATCACTTCCGTCACTTTGTCTATAATAAATAAACGATAAACGATTTCCTAATGGGTGTGCTCTATGAGAACTCCACACAGGAACTATGAGGTCAATATTTACATTACCCTTTAAAAACAAAAGTAGGGTATGTTTATCTTCAATTAGATTCATACCCTACTAATATACTAAAAATATTTTGATTTACAAAATTTATTCTCCCCAATGTTTCTTTCTTAATTCGTACATATCAATTGGTTCTCTTTTCATATGCCCACCTTGTGCAAAGTTTGCACCTCTTTTTAAATAACCACCTAATAAATTTCTTCTCATTCTATTAGATGTATTTGTTTCGGAACCATGAACATTATGTGAGTGTAATAACACTACTTGTCCTTTTTTTAATATTCCTTCTAATTTTCTAAAATCATGTCCTTCGGGCATAACACATGGTTTACCTCTTTCATTACTCCAAAACGCAGGGTTTGTTTTTGTGCGTTCGTCATCAACTTCTATTGGTAAAATGGGCAATCTATGAGAACCTTCATATATCCATACCGAACCATTTCCTGAATCATGGTTATCTAATGCTAATGCTGTATTAATAATTTCATTATGTCCACATTTTGTATAGAACGCATTTTGGTGTTGGTCTCTACCCAATTGTCCAGGTGGTTTAAAGTAACACCAATCTTGCATACCATCGATTTCACTACCCATTAAATATTCAACTGCTTCTAAAATTTTTGGATGTACAAAATATTTTTCTAATAATGGTGAAAGTTTATGTGGATATGCAAACGGGTCCCACTCTCCCCAAATTTTACCATCAGGTGCTTCCGTTCCTGTTCTTTCATTTCTTAGACGGTCTAATTCATCGTTAATTATATCACACTCTTCTTCGGTAATTAATTCTAAAACCGTAAATCCTTTGTATCTCCAATCAAATGTAATTTGTTGTATTTCTAAATCGGATAGATGTTTAAATTTTGACATAACTTTAATTGTTTATATAAATTAAATATACTAAAAATAATTTATAATGCCAAAATTATTATTTATGAAATTGTAAAATATTTGGAAGATATAATCCAATGTTTTTTAAAGTAGATGCTGTAATTTGAATTGAATTTTTATTAGATTGTATTACTCCCATATCTATCAATTGCCCCATATCATTATATACAGGATTAATTGGGCCTTTTATTCTCCATCTTAATATTGTAGTTTTCCAATATGGATTTTCTTTTAATTCTTTAAATATAGCATTATCTATTTCAAAAACAAATCCATTTAAATCATTTATTTTTTGACAATAGTATCTTGATATGAATCCGTTTTCATAGTCCGTTTCTTTTGGAGTTGGTACTATTGTTTTTGGATTTTCAAAACTATAATCGGTTTTATTTTCCGTTAAATCTTTATACATTTAAAATTTTATTTATAATCTATTGTGTTTGACTTACCGTAACTTGTTGGAGATTGGCAGATAATCCATCAATTACTGCAAATCGGTCTATTAGTTCCTGTTTTTCTGCTGCACTTAAATTAGGGTCATTCAATTGAGCCTGTCTGCTATTATTGACGAAATTGGTGTAGGCTTCAGTTGTATTTTTTGTACCTGTATTTCCTGGTTTTGGTTTATCTGGTACTTTGTTTTCTATGTATGGTTTTCCATCATTTAAATTTGTTTTGGATTCATCAACATCAATACTTTTTAATAAATAAGATGCTTCAATTGATGTTTTCCATTGATTTTCATTTAAACCATGTTTGACATTAGTAATTTGAAAATATCCATTTTGATTATATACTTCAGGAACACCATCTATTTGAAAGTATTCACCACAACTTAATCCGGCTAAACCATCTATTGATAACGAAACATCCAAAAATGTTAATACGGTTGTTCCATTTTGTCTTTTTGGTATATAATGTTGTATTAATGCTGGGTCTGTATATATTAAATGATTTAAAGCGGTTTCCGTATTTGGTCTGTTACTATTTAATTTAAAATGTACATAATTACCTTTTAATACTTCATTTAATTTTTGTAATGAATCCTCAGTATCGTTTTTGGGTTCTTCTACGGATTTAACAGCATTGTCTTTTTCTGTTTGTTGTTGCCACTCTTTATAATCTTTAGTTAATTCATATCCAATTTTATTTATACTACAATAACCATCTGAATTTGTTCTATAAGATAAATCGGCTGCACTAAAAGCTTCATTTTCTGCAACAGTTGTTATGTTATCGGTTTTGCCATCTTGTGAAATTTTTAACATATCATATTCTTGTGCAAACATCGCTTGGCCTTGCATTAATTCACTCATTTCCATATTAAAACTAAATTCTTGTATTATAGAACCAACTGGGCCGATTTTAAATCTATAAATTTCTTTATCTTCTTTAAAATTTTTAGTTAGATTTTTTAATTTTCTATCACCAATTGTTAATGGGCCTCCGTTGGCACTGTCATCTTTTTTTTGTAATTCCAAATTACATAATCCAAACATATTTGAATTAATTTCTGCCAATAAATCATTTATAATATCACCCTGTGTGTATGCCTGATTATATATTCTAATAAATGTTTCATATTTGATAAATACATTATATAAATTTCCAATAGTTATGTCTCCCATTTGGATTTCTTTAGTATTTGTTTTTAATTTTCCTGATGCATCTGGTTCTGCTTCACTATGCCATATGGAATTACCTTTTATATTAAATGATTTACCATTTATATGACAATCATTTGCTTTTTTTGGATTTTCGTCTAATATAATTTGGTCTTGTTTTCCTTCTAATTTTGCAATATAAATAGCCGGTAGAATTCCTGGTAATATAAATGATGGATTTGTTGACATTATATTTGTATGAGAAGATACTGGTATTATGGGTTTCGTTAATTCCGCATCTTCATAATAAAATGCATCAATTGTATTATTTTTCTGTGTTTGTACAATTTTTGAAGAATTCAATATATCCAATATAAATCTAAAAGAAATATACGGGTCTTTTGAAACATTTGTATCCTTTTCGTCTGTATTTATTATTCCCCAATTAAATAATTCCGATTTTATATAATCTGCGGATTGAAATTTAGTATCCTTTATTACTTTTGGTAGATTTACATCAGCGGCGATAACATTCATCCATTGTTTATATGTTTCAGTTGATTCTTTAGAAGCTTTTGCTAATTTACCAATAGGTGATGATTGCTTTAATGGAACCCACATTTGTAATTCGTTACCGGATGATATTTCTATTTGAACATTATATGTACCATCTGTATCAGGACTAAAATTAAAATTTAATACTTTTCCTGCAAAAAAATCATAATCATAATTTGTTAGTTTTAAAGTTTCTAAATAATTTACTTTAGCTTCTTTATATGCATTATCTTTATGAGAGAATTGTTTTAAAAATTTATTTTGCCAATAGGTATATCCTTGTCCCACAAATAAATGTTGTGCTATTTGATTATAATATTGACCACGAATATCACTATTATATCCAAATTCTAAAACAACATCCATAGCCGGTCTTAAAAAAAACATTTCAAACATTTCTAACTGTTTTAATGTAAACACTTTAAGATTTACTTTTGCTGTTTTTAATGTATTGTTATTACCATCCGTATCAATTTCAATGTCAGTTATTATCGGTGTTGATACTCTTCTATTAGTTTCTCCTTCTACATAAATTGGTTTTCCATTTAAATCATATCCGACCAATGTTGCTCCATTTTGATATTGATTTTTTACATCTGTACTATTATTAACAACACATCCATAATATGCATCACTTTCTTTTGGCCATGCAGCGTTTTTAATTAAATTAAAAATATCTTGTGTTTTTTTTGCTTTTGTAACTAATGCACCTGAACTTAATATTGCAAAAGGAGAATAAGTTGTAGCAATATTTTGTTTATATTGTTCTTCTTCTCTTTTTTTTAATTTTGCAACAATAGTTTCTTTTAAAGGAGCTACAAATGGAAATCCCATAACTTATTCGTTTATTTTTTTTAAATCATTCAATATTTTAGAAACATTTGATGGTATCCTCATTTGAATACCAGGTTCAATTGATAAAGATGCATCATTTAAATTATTTGCAACTGCTATAATCCACCACAAACTTTGGTCATTATAATATTTACTTGCCAAAATATCCAATCTATCACTTTGTTGTGATATAACATACATATCATTATCATTTGGTTTTATTTTTGGATATATAATACTGCCTAAATATTTTTTCTTTGTATATTTGTTAGTTAATGTTGTTGAATATTGATATCTTGATGGCATAAATTATTAATATGTTAATGTTGTTGTATTTTGATATGTTCCGGCACTTGTATTTGTACTTAAACTTTCTCCAGCCGATGATGGTGTTAATATATTTTTTGATTTTTTTGCGTTTCCTTTAGCTTTTGTTTTTGCAACACTCTGTTTTGGTTGTGAAATTATTGGCCAAAAGCTAGGATATTCTGATGTGGTATTGGATGGTTGATTTGGAATTGGGGCGGCCTCCTTTTGTGGTGACTCTCTTGTCTCTAATATATTATACTTTCCGTAAGTTTTCAAATCTTTCATATTTTCTAATCCATCAAAGTTATATTTGTATTTTGTTATACCTTCGTTTTGGTGGGTTGTATGGTTTTCAATTATTTTAAAACCAATACTGACTGAAACTACTGATGGGTATAGTGAATTATCTCCATCTTTATCCATATTATGATTTGCATTTGGCCATGTAGTATTATCATCTATTGAGAATGATAGTGATTCAATGAATCCAAACATATTTTTATACACATCTCCAATTGTTAAAGTAACTAAATTTGGAGAAAATGCATATTGACTATATACTGGTGCATCTATTGGATTTTCAGCATTTTTATTAGAATATTTTATTTCTGAAATTTGTTCATATGGAAATGCTAATGATTTTAAATAATTTATCTTTTTAATCATTGCATCTTTTTCATATCCAGATGTATAATATAATTTTAATTCAAATTTTAAACTACGCTCTACTCCTTGATATCTATATGTTTTAAATGGAGAACCCAAATATCTAAAATTAGTCCATTCAGGAGTTACATCTTCCGATAATCCGGTTACAGTACCTGCAAACGGAATAATTTCATGGTTTCCTGCTTTTTTAAATAAAACCCAGACTTGGTTTTGTAAACGAGAAGCGTTTAATGCCGTATCTAAATCAAATACTGCAGCAAAACCTTTGGGGTCTTTCCCCATATTATAAAATTGGGTAGTAAGAAGTGCTGTTTTATTTTTATCATCCCAATCAATTAATTGAGTATCTTCTCTTTTTTCAATACCCGTTACAACCCAACTTTCTGGACCTTTAGATGTTCCACTTAATTGTTTATATTCATATGTTTCATAAAATCCAGAAAATGTTTTTGTTTCTTGTAAAGTTTTACCACTTATATCTGTTTGATATTTTTGTCCATATGGTGAACCTTTAGTTGGATTTTTCTTTTTTAATCCTTGTAATAAATCAATACCAACTGTTGCAACTGCTCCTAATGGAGTAGACGCACCTTGTTTCAATTTACCAAGTATAGAAGCACCGGCTGGTGCTTGTTTTACAAAATATTGGTCTCCTTCATTAACGGCATTTCTAAGACCAGTTTGTGTTTTAAATAATGATATTGGTTTTGATAAAAAAGATTTACCTCTAAATATGGTATCCGATGGTCTATTTGCTGAACCACCAATTGCACCTGCTAATTGATTACCTATTAAGTCACCCAATGAATTTGGACTTGACAAAAGTAATGCTGCGGCTCTTGGTGGATTAATTAAACCTCTACTCTCTATACGAATGTTGTCTGACTTTCCGTATAAGTCTCCTTTTTGGCTTTTAAATAAGTTGGATATTGTTGGCATTTATGGATATCTATTTAATATAAATATCTTATATAAAAATTATTCAGAAGAAGTTCGTTTAGCTAATACTGTTGCTGGCATTGTATTTCTTGCAACACCATACGATTTATTACTTCTACTATTTAATAAACTCAATACTTTTGCACCATCTAAATTAACAGATGTTACTGCACGTTGTTCTGATGCTATGTCATATAAAATTTCTGCTTGTAATCCCATTACTTCTAACATTTTTTGTTGTAATTCCAATCCATATGCAGAATCTGATAATAAAGTTCCGTTATCAATTCCTTGTGCAATTTGTTCTGCAGTCATATTTTCCGTTTGTACCAATGTGGCATCTTGTGCGGTTACAACTTCTTCATTTGCCCCTGTTAATGCATCTGCGATAGAACTTCCACCAAAATATCCAACTGCTCCACCAATCAATCCACCAACAATTGTACCAAAAACAGGAACCACAGACCCAAGAGCTGCTCCGTATGCTGCACCGGCCATACCACCCGCTGCACCCATACCTGCACCCATACCTGCTTGTAATGTTGTTTGTCCTTGTGTTTTTCTTTCAGAAAAGTCCATTGCTGCTCCCAATACCGAAAGTACAGGTCCTCCTATTTTAGCAACTTTTGTTGCAATTTTTGCCGCACTGGACATTTTACTTCCACTTTGAACTACATTTGATGCTACACTTGATTGAAATGGTGGTGTCATACCTGGTTTTGCAAAAGTTCCTGCAGGTTGCACTAAACTTTGTGATGATTTAAATGCATTTGCTGTTCCTGTTGGTACGAAACGGCCTGTTTGTGCATTGATAACTCTACCAGATGAGTTAAATTTCATACCACTTGATATTGATGCATTTGGACTTACCAGTGAATTTGGTGCAACCCCTTTACTTTTAAACATATTTTTTAAAGGATTTGCACCACCTTTTCCTTTAATTAATCCGGTTAATCCCGATACTAATGTATTACCAATCAGTACAGCTGCTAGTGCACCTACTAACATTGGTATAGCTGCTTCAATCCCTGTTTGAACTTGTTTCCACGTTTCAACTTTTGATTGTTCATACATTAAATCTTTTAATCCTAATGTATTATCTGCTATTGCCTGTTGTTTTGCTTGTTCTAATGGACCAGTTATTTTTTCCTGTATTGCCAATTGCGCCATTGCCGATGCAACCGCTGAACCTATTGCTTTAGCAGATTCTGCAGATTCTTTTGTCATTAAGAACTTTTTGTTGCCCACACTAACACTTTCTTGTCCTAATTCACCTCCCGTTCTACCTGTTTTTGTTGCTATTTTTTGTAATGAATTTAAATCCAATCCACCAGTTGCTTCTTTAAGAGCTTCTTGTTGGAACATATTCATTTTTGATGGGTCTAATCCTTGTGCTTTCAATGCTCTCAATGCTCCTTCTTGGTCACCTGATGCGAATAATGCTCTAACTTGTGATAAATCCACTCTCTTACCTAACATTGCTGATAAAGACATTTCGGCTTTAATACTATCTTTGTAGTTCAAAACCATATTTTTACCTGCATTTGCTATATCGGTAAATTTAGTTCCTAAAGATTGTGCAAATGTTGCTGCCTTTGCTAATGCAGGTCCTGATTTAATTTGATATGATAATGCGTCTTTTGATGCCGCTGCCACATCTTCCATTAAAGCACCTAAGTTAACATCGGCTTGTTTTGCCATTGTCCTTAGACCTTCTTGCATATTAAGAGATGTTTCTTTACTAACACCATCAAGTATCATAAATGTACTACTAATAGATGCAATACCTTCCGATGTTTGTCCTGTTCTTGCCGCTAATATTGCCATATCTGCACCAAATTGTCCACTTACATTTGAACCCATTACAGATGTGGCATCTTTCATTGCCGTTGCTATATTTTCTGCAGCAATTCCTGCTATTTGTAATTGTGCAGCACCATAACCAACACCACCTAATTTATCACCAAATAAAGCCGTTCTAGATGCTTGTTGAAATTCAATAGCCATTGTTGCCATCGTACTTCCAAAACTTATTGCAGCTTCTTGTGCAACAAAATTTGGGCCACCGGTCATACCCAATGCTATTTTTTGGTTAATAACTTCTATTTTTGAAGCTATACCTGCTAATTTTTTATCATAACCTGCAATTGTTTTTAATTTATCACCAAACAATCCTGTATCATATGCTATTTTTCCAAGTGCCGCACCTAATGCAGCAAATGCCAATGTCAATCCTATTCCACCTTCTGCGGCTTTTGTAATAACATCACCCAATTTATCCATTGCAGGGATACCTGTTGATGATAATGTATCCAATGCAAATCCCATTCCCTCCAAATTCTTTTTACTCCTTTCGGCTGCTTTTGCTACCGCTTCTAAAGAATCTCTTTGATTTTCAAATGTTCTTTTTATTGCCTGTGCCGATTTGAGTGATTTGCCCGTCAGGCCATCCATTTGTGATTCTAATCTATCAATAGCTTCTTCTAAATCTTCATATCCATCTAATACAGATTGATTATATTGACTAGTTGTTATTTGTTGTTTTTTTAACTTCTTTATATTAACAGCGATAACATTTCCTAAGCTTTTATATGCATCGGCTGTTTTAAATGTTTCTTTTTTAAATTTAGTTGCATCGGGTCCAAGTTCTTTTACAAATAAACCAATTGATTTCATAGAACCTTGCATACTTGCAGATAAAAGATTCATAGTCTCAAATAACTTATTATTTTTACCAAGTCCAGCACCTAAACTTTTTACACTATCCGATAAATCTTCTATATTTTCTAAAGACTTTTCTAATTGATAATTTTGCCTTTCTATTGCTAAATTTATGGCTTCAATTGCTTTTCTATATCTTTCGGCTTCTTTAGTTTGGCCGGCAGCAATAGCGGCCTGCTCTTTATTTTGTAAAAAGTTTAGTCTTTCTTGTGAACTTTGATTACCGCTTGAATTTGATTTTGCCAATTAGAATTGAATTAAGCGTTTTTTAATCCGTATTGTTTAATAATTTTGTCTATGTGACTGGTATCCAATCCCATTGATTGCAAATCTCTTTTTTGTTGATACATACTTTTAGATACTTTATCATCAAAATCAGACCATGTATCTGCTAAATCTGGGTCAGCTTTGCGAAGTCTTTGAAGCCATTGACTTTCTCTTCCGTCAGCTTTTGCTTGGAAAAAGCTTTTGAAAAAATCTACTAAACCGGCTTCTTTAACTAATATTTTTTTACGCATATGTATTCATTTATCTTATATAAATATAACATTATTTCAATTTACCTCTTTCTAGCTTTGGATGATGGAGTATTTGATTTGTATACTCTTTCTGCTGCCTTTTTCTCCTCTTCTTTGGTCTTTAATAATTCTCTAAAGTAGAACTCTCGAAACTTAATAGGCATGGTGTATACGTCTGTCCAATTGAATCCACCATTTGCATAGTAAACCAATTGAAATAACTTTTGATGTAATAAAGTAGAATAATTAATCGGCAGGGTAAAAAAAGTCAACCCCAAAAGGTATACGAAGTGCCTCCGTTTCACCCGTAATCAACGATTCATAATTAAATGTTAAATCTAAATCAGGAGTAATTTCGGATATGTGCTTTCTTAGAGCTTTTGAATCAGCTGCTAATAACTGATTTGTAACATATGTACTTATATATCCGATATCTCTTGTACCATTAACTTCTGTAATGATTCTTCTATATCTAGTTGTAATTTCGTTACTTTGCTTTAAAGTTTTTTCAGATGCTTCAATATCTTTTGCAATTGCAATTTCATCACCATGTGTAAGTAATTTAAACTTAATTGGTGTTTTTGATTTTGGAAGTATAAATTCGTATTCGTTATTTCTATTTAATTTACTTTCGTCAATATCTTTTATCTTTATTTTAGCTAAATCAATTGTAACACTTGTTGGTTCATTATCACCGGGGTCGTTAATTGTTACATCATACTCAGTACCGAATGCCAATATTCTAGATGTAATTAATATTGCATTTTTATCACCCAATACTAAATCATTAATGTTTACTCCTGGTTCAACTACTACTGATTCTAATAACTTATCCAAATGTAATCCTTTACGAATTAGATTTTGATTTGTAATAATGTCCTCTTCTTTTGCAGTCATTAATTTGATTGTAACCTCTCCTTTTGATAGGGGATTGCTTTCTGCATATACCAATCCTTTTGATGGTAGATAGATAATTTCCGTTGGAAATTGAAATGATTTTTGTGTTTGAGTTGGTTGCGTACCCAGTCCTCTTGTAACCTGTTGCTCTACTTGTTGTTCTACGTTTTGTTCCATAATAAAATATAACTTTGTGTTTAATAATATATATACACTTTTTAAAAAAATAAAAGGGATACTTTGTGGGTATCCCTTTCGTTTATTATTTTTAGTCTAAATTAGAATTCTAAGATAGCGTAATCATATGATAATGTTAATTCGATTGCAACTGGGTCGTTTGAACTCCAATCTAAATCACCAAAGTTTGCTTGAGAAATAAATGCACCTTTTAAAGTCCATTGTTCTACCTTATCACCTACTGGTCCTAAGATATAGAATGTTACATCTTTTTTGTAGAATGCAGCGTATCCGTCTCTACCTGTTAATGACTCATGTGATTGTCTAACCCACTCCATAACTTGTTGTGCACCTGATGGTACAATTGGGTCATAAAGAGTAATGTTTACATCATCCCATGTAGACTTTCCTTTAATCTTTCTTTTTACATTAATATGGTCTAATTCAACAACTTCCGATGTGAATGTAGGTCTACTTGCAGTTTTAATGATATACGATTCTATACCGTTAATTTCCATAATGAACCTATTACTTAACTTTGGTTCAAAGTTCTTATAGAAAATTTTATCAAACTCTAATATTTCTGGCATTTTACTTTATTTTTTAATTCTTTTATATAAATATCTATTTCTTAAATTATCCGTTAAATGCTGCTCCAGTTGGTAAGATGTTGAAATCAATTTGAATGAATTCAGCGGTCTTAGTTGGTTGTAAGTAGATAGCACCTTTCATAATGTTTCTATCAATTACATCTGGAGTATTATTTGAATCGTCCATTACAACACGGAATGCGTACAAACCTTGTCTTTGTTGGATTGATTCTAAATAAGGGTTAACAATATTTAAAAATCTATTTCTTGTCTCTGCTGTGTTTTGTTCGAATACTAAGTATCTTGAAGTAGATGCGATGTATTTTCTTACAGTTAATAATAATCTTCTAACATTAATTCTGTCTAATGCAGATGGTTTATCTTGTAAGGTTTTTTGACCGAATACTACGATACCTTGTCCTGGGAACTGAACGATTGGATTTACTTTGTTTTCGTATAAATCATCTTTTTCAGACTGAGTTAATCTATTCAATACACTAACTGCTCCTATTAATCCACCTCTATTTAAACCTGCTGGTGCGAACCATTCAGCTGCTACTCTATCGTTTGCTGCGAATACGCCAGGTAATAATACTGATGGTGGAACTGTGATAAGTTTGTTTGTGTTTACATCGATTGTTTTAATCCAAGGATAATAAACAGCCGCCATATTTGAATCTACTCCCTGTGCATTTTGTATTGTTAATTCTAAAGATGTACCTGCATTGCCGGCATCTCCAATAAAGAATGCGTCGTTTCTTTGTTCAACCATATCCAAAATTGAAGTCCAAACTGAAAGGTGGTCTTGTCTATTAACATGTGGTGCAACTACCATATTGATATCATATTCGTCAGCGTTTGATAATGCTGCTATATGTTTTCCGTATGCTAATTTACCTGCAGTTGTTGCTGGTTCAATATCTGCTGCGTTTGTATTTGGTGCAAATCCGTCAAAACCTTCTTGGAATGCTACTACGAATTGTCTTTTTGCAACATCGGATGATGTTTGTGTTAATGGATTCAATGTTAATCCACAAATAGTATCTAATGAGAATACAGAATTTGCTCCATTTCCTGCATTTTCAGGAATTGGTTTCATATATATTTTGTTATCTGCATTATTATCTAAATCAATACCACTATACTTTGTAGAGTCTACTACTGAGCCCGTTGAGAATGTTACTCTTGGAATAAAGTTTGCGTAGTTTCCTGCGTTTACAGGTAATTGATATGCAGCGTGTCCGAAAGGTACTGCTTGAACTGGAGCTTGTTGATTTAAATATGAAATTCTAATATATTTTGAATTATTAACCCAATCACCACTTTCAGTTATTTTACCTGTTATTGAATCAATTTCTCTTTTTCTATCACCAATTACTCTATTAATAAAGTTTGGAGAGTTAGGGTCTAAGTTTACATTTGAATAAGTTTCTAATACATTTTTTTTCTTATCAGTATCGTTGAAATCTCTTACTACAACTGTAAATGTACCATAATCAGTTCCGTTTGTTGTACCTGCTGCTTTAACATTTGTAATACCAACTTTTATTTTAGTATTTGCTACGTTTCCTGCACCTAGTGTTTCAATTTGGAATAGAGGATATCTATCGTTTGAAATTAATTGAGATTGAATAATTGGAGTCAATGCCTCACATGCTTCGAATGTAAAATCTTGTGCATCCAGTACAACTGCACTTGCACTTAAAGGAGTAAGTGTAGCTAATGAACCTGTGAATGAACCTGTTCCTATTCCGTCTGCACCAGATAATGTGAAAGAACCCGTATTAGCTACAAATCCGTTTTCTTTAAAAAAAGCGTATGAGTAAGCTCTTTTTGTACCATATGCAGATGTACCAAATACTGATTCAATATCATTATCATCTAATAATTCTAAAGATGCACTATATCCAGTTGGAGCTATTCCACTACCACTTAACATAATTGAAAAATCACCACTAGCATCTAAATCAGAAATTGTTGTTCCTGTGAAACCAATTGCACTTCCTGATGTATTAAATAAGATACCCAATGCACCTGTATATGAACCGGTTGCTGCTATTAATAATAAAGGAGCGGCTTCGGTATAACCTGTTTTTCCAGCTACTCTACAAATAGTCGCAGTTCCTGCTTCTCTTAAATAATTTTGTACCGCTAAAGGAGTATAATATGTGTCATCTACTACTCCGTATAATGTTTCAAACTCAGCTTGTGAATTTACAATTGTTGGTACTAATGGGCCTTCTTTGAAAGGGCCGATGAATGCTGCTCCGATGTCAGCTACACCTTGTTGTAAGAATGAAAGGTCGTTTTCTTTTGTAAATACGCCTGGTGATACTATCTTTTCTGCCATTTTATATGCTTTAATTTAAATTTATTAGTTCTCAATATAAATATAAAATTTTCAATCAAAACAACAAAATGTTATTTGTATGTTGGAGAGAAATAATTATATGTTTCTGTTACTTTTGTCGAATTTTGTAATACATTATAGAACAATACTGGTCCTATTTGTCCATTCCAAAATGTTGTTCTTGCA